AATGAGCTGGTGCAGGCTGGTGACAAGCGTCTAACGGTTGCCGCTGATGACCTTGCCACCGCGCCTGAGACAAAGGATCGTGTCGTTATTGGCAGCGTTGTTCATCAAATCATCCGTGTGGAGACAACGGAGCAGGACAACACTGCGATCATTCATGAGCTAATTCTGAGGGCGTAGCAATGGCGCGCGGCATCCGGATTGGAGATATTGGCGACTTCTGCAGAGAAGAGGTTGAAGAGGTCGTCAAGAAAACCACGTTTGTGCTGCACGGAAAACTCAAGGTTTACGAAGCTGCACGTAACGGCGGCATCGGCACACCTGTTGATAGTGGGGTGCTGATTGGTGCTTGGGAGCAGACGATGGACAACCCTTTGCAAGGGCGTGTCTTCAACCGGACTGAGTATGCAGAGCCCGTGGTTATGGGCAAAAACCTTCCGCCATCTTGGGGCGGCAAGTACCGGACGAAGCAGGGCACAATTCCTCGCTACCCAGAGCAGATTGCTGATGAGGTAGCCAAAAGAGACGTGCCTAAGATTGTGAATGACATCAGGCGGAGACGTAGATAATGGCTGCTGCTGACCTGAACGAAATCCGAGCAACTGTTGAGGGCAGGCTTGCCACCGAGCTTGCAGGCACTCCTCCAGTCCCGGTAGTGTTTAACAACATGGCGTATGAGCCCACGCCAAACAGCTCTTGGGTGCAATGTCTTACGGCATTTGGTACGAACGAATATCTAGGCCACGGACTCACCACTAGTGGCTACAACCGGATTGTCGGACTAATCCTGATCAACATTTTTACCCCCAAAGGCGCTGGCCCTGGAGCGAACCTTGTCATTGGTAAACGCATTCGGGATTTGTATAATCGAGTTATCGTGTCGGGGGTCTTCTTCGACGCTCCTATTGGCCCAGAGGCTTTGGCTTCGCCAAGTCCCGAGGGCTACTTTCAAACCCAGGTCCGTGTGACCTTTGAATTCATCGAGGAACTCTGACCATGGCCACCCTTCGAGGCGAACAAGGCGCAGTACAGTTTGACGCCGCAGGCAGCTCTAACGCCACGATTGTTGGCACGCGCAGCTGGTCGCTCACGATCGAAAAAGAAACGCTTGACACCAGCAAGCATGGCGACAACTTCCGCAGCTTTATCGGCGGGATGATCAGTGGTTCCGGCTCAGTAGAGCTGGTTTATGACCCAGACGCCACTGGTCAAGCTGGATTTCTTGAAGACGTTGTAACCCCTAGCGACCCTGCCGACGCAACATTTGAATTGTTCACTACTGGCACTACTTCAGGTACGGACTCTGTAAGTTTTGCCGGAATCGTGACCAGCATGGAAATCACCTCAACGGTTGGCGAACTTGTTGTCGTGAGCTGTGATTTCGTAACCAGCGGCACTATTACTTCTAATCTTGAGTGATAAGGCTATAGTTTGAATGTTTCGTTCAAGCTATTGAATGTCCGCTAAAAATCGCACTGTGGATCTGCTGGTTGAGGCTTTTGACCTTAACCAGCGCCGCAAGTTCGAGTTGAAGAACGATAACGGCGACGTCATCGTCGATCTGTTTTTTAAGCCCATCACACGCGCTGACCGCAAGAAAGCGCAAAGTCTGGCTGGCACTGATGAAGCATTAGACATCAGCACGCAGATGCTGTGTCGGATGGCTGAGCTTGAAGATGGGACAAAAGCTTTTGCCCCTGCCGATGCAGCAAAGCTGCAAAGACAGCTCCCTGAGTCTGTTCTCAACGAGCTTGAGCTGTTCTTGTTCGGTGTTGGCGAAGAGGCTGAGCTTGATGAAGCAAAAAACGAATAAAGCAGGACAGCTGGCTCTACTTTGAGTTTTTTCTGGCCTGCGAGCTTGGAATGACGGTCAGCAGGCTTCGCAACGAGCTAACAGATGCGGAGCTTGTGCATTTTGCTGCTTACTTTGAAGTGAAGGGAGAGAGGGAACAGAAGACAATGGATCGCGCAAAAATGCGTCGGCGGTAGTATGGAGACATTGCTAGGCGGCTATGGCAAGGGCTTCGGTTGAACTGATTGTCGAAGCCGCTAAGGCCGTCAACCCTTTGCGCAAGGTTGAGCAGCACAGCAAAAAAGTAGATCAGGCTCTAAAAAGATCGCAAAAATCTGCTCGTGATGTAGAAGCAGCGTTTCAACGCATGGGGCGCACCGGCATAAGAAGCTTTCGTGACCTTGAGGCAAATGCTGCGCGTCTTGGCAAGCGCATGGGCGGTTTGCGTGCTGCCGCTGCAAAGGTTGTTGTTGGTTTCGCAGCTTTTAAGGCTGGGCAGGCCGCTATCGGACGGATTGAATCGGCAAGACGGTTGAACCGGCTCGGAGGAGCGTATGGAGAAGTTGCAGACCTGCAAAACGCTGCGACCAAAGCTGCTGAAACTTTCGGTCTCAGCCAAACAGAGGCTAACCAGCAATTCAGTCAAATTTATGCAAGGTTGCGCCCTGTAGGTGTAACGCTAAAAGACATTGAAAGCACTTTTGTCGGCTTCAATACTGTTGCGCGATTGAGCGGCGCTAGCGCTGTTGAAGCCTCAAATGCTTTTACTCAGCTCGCCCAAGCCCTAGGCAGTGGCGCGTTGAGAGGTGACGAGTTCAATAGCATCTCAGAGCAGGTTCCTGGGATCTTGACCGCAATTAGTCAGGAGACGGGCATTGCTCAGGGCAACTTGAGAAAATTCGCGGCTGAAGGGAAGATCACCTCAGATATTGTCATGCGTGCGCTCAAGCGCATTGAGAAAGAAGGCGCTGGTGATTTAGCAGATGCGATGAGCGGTCCTGCTCAAGCATTCAAAGACTTCAAGAATGTTGCCGATAATGCCTTGGTGGCTTTAGGTGAAAAATCGATTCCACAAGTTGTAAGACTGATCGGTCAGATGGCGGATGCCATTGAAGGACTGATGCCAGTAATTAAAGCTGTTGGCGGATTTGCTGCCACGATTCTTGGAGGAATTGCCGACATTATTGATCGGATTCGCGACCCAGGAAAGTTGCAACGTGAAGCGCAGGCGCATTTTGACAAAGGCATGGGCAAAAGGCCAATGGCTAATTTGCCAGCAGACTTGAAACAGACTGAAGCGCCGTTCTTTGCAACTCCCGCCACTGCTGTTCCTTCTGCTGCAGAGGGGCCAGGAGGTGTCGGCGGTGCAGGCAAAGAGCGTGTTGACGCGTCAAAAGAATTGCTTGAGCTTAATCAGCGGTTGTTTGAGAGTACAAAGCCATTGAGTGAGCTTGAGAAAATAAGCCTTGAGTTTCAAATAGAAAAGCAGCAGATTCTCGACCAAGACTTAGGCGCCAATGAAGAAAAAATTCGTTTACTTGAAGCGGCTGCAGGTTTTGAACAGGATCTTGTTGGCTATCAACAAGATCAGCTAAGGCTTAAGCAAGAAGCTGCTGATCTTGCCGAGCGTGAGCGGAAGAGACGTGAGGCCGAAGAAAAACGCCGTCGCGAGGCCGACCCTGGCTTCCAAATGAAGCAACAGTTAGAAGAACTGATCAAGCTTGAGAATCAAGTTGCTGCTGGTGCGACTGCCATCGGCAATGCATTTAGCAACTCTCTTAAGGCTGTCGTCACTGGAAGCAAGAGTGCTGAGCAAGCTTTAGCCGACATGATGGCGTCGGTGGCCGAACACTTCGTTGACATGGCGGCAAAGATTATTGCTCAGCAGCTTGCAATGATTTTGTACGGCACGATTATGAAGGCGCTGGGCGTTATATTGCCTGGTGCTGGTGGCGGATCTGCACCTGCTCCAAATATCCAAGACGGTTCAACGTTTAATTTGCCCGGTCAAATTTCGACAGGAATGCTTGCGGCAGCTAGTGGTGCTTATGTTGACGGTCCAACGCCAACACTTGTCGGCGAAGGTGGTGAGCCTGAATACATCATCCCTCAAAGCAAGATGAAGGAAAGCATGGCGCGATTTAGCGCAGGTGCTCGCGGTAGTGCTGTTATTCCAGGCAAAGGTAACGGCGGTGGTTATGGCGGATCTATGTCTGGAGCCAGTGGAACGGTGGTTAATTACAACGGTCCGACCCTGAACTTCAACTCTGAGGATTACGTCCCAGCTTCTGCCGTCCCAGGGATTATTAACGAAGCTGCGAAACGTGGCGCTAAGGCAGGCGAGTCACGTACATTTGCCAGCCTGCAAAACAGCCGTAGCCGTCGCAGTCGTATTGGTCTGGGCTCATGAGTGTTCAAGCATTAACAACGTTTTTGACGGTTTTTCAGCCCAACGGGGAAGTCGTCCATCGTTTTCAGAACAGCAAGGTTGGCGAGTCAATCCAGCTTGATGGTTATGGCTTTCAGTACCTGTCGTTTATTTATCAGGGTGCAGCAAAGACTCGTACAGGCGACAACCTGGTTTCGTCCTTGGTGATGTCGGTCAATCCCATTTCTATGGGTTACGCCTATGAGGCTGTTAGCAACAAATGGAACGTCAGGATGGATAGCTGCGTTATGAACCCCACGACGTTTGCGGTGTCTAAAAAGCTTACGACTGAGTTTTGGGTTGCGTCTTCGATTGGTTATGACACGACAACGGTGGAGGTCCAGCTCAGCAGCAGTCTTGATGCTGTGGGATTGATCTTGCCTAACCGGGTGTTTAACCGCACTTTGGTTGGCGAGCTGCCTACCACCGGCAATATCCAGGCTTTATGACGCCCTATGACCTGATCGGTCGCGGTTATCGCCTAGGTGCAGACTTTGTTACACGGCCAGAAGGCGATTGTTTAAGCCTTGCACGCGCTGTTTTGTCTTATTACGGCGTTAAGACACCTACGCCTCAACGCAGCTGGTACAAGCGTTTACGACGTGGCGATACCGCAGTCTTTAAGGATGAATTGGAGCGTTGGGGCAACGTGACAACTGATCTAAGATGTGGTGTAGTTGCTTTATGCCAAGCGGAGAACGGTTATGGCATGGCAGTTTGGTTTGACGACGGATGGCTGAGCTTCGTAGGGTCGGAGGTGAAATGGAGCCCCATCGGCGTCCTTCAGGTCGTCGAGCGTTACTGCCGGCGGAGCTAGAGCTGTGTCAAGCGGTTGGTCTTACTGAGGAGGATTATTGGTATTTTATTGAATTAGCAGAGCAATATAACGGCGAGCGCAGCGAAGCTTATGCGCATGTCCCAGATATTAAAAATGATGTCACGACTGTTTTAGTAAGTTTTGCGGTTAGCCTTGTTTTAAGTGGCGCTGCCTATCTCTTAGCGCCAAAGCCCCAAAGCCCTGAGCTTGAGGAACGACCACGCAGTTTAAAGCTAGGCGGCGGTCGTGGTCAGGATCGCTTTTCTCAAACAGAAGGCTTTTCAGCTGTCCAAGAGCTAGCAACTGCCGGTCAAACTATCCCCTTGGTTTTTGCCAAAAAGGTAGGCAGCCTTGGCGGTATCCGCGTGAACGGCTCTCTTGTCTGGTCGCAGATGATTGCCGAGAAAGGTTTCCAGCAACTGCGTGCTGTTTTCGCTTTTAGCGATGGTGTGACTGAAGGCGTTCCGGATTACGCAGGTCTGGCTATTGGTGACACTTTGTTGGAAGGCTATACGGCCAAAAAGGTTGCAGCTTATTGGCGGCAAAACGGTGGCCGTTTGCTTGAGCCAACCAATCGGATTACAGGAAGTGATGCACCAAATCTCCCGTACTCTGATGCATTCAGCACATATTTTGATGCAGGCGGAGCTAACTTCACAGGTGGAGTTGAGCCTTACTTTAGCGGTGCAACATTTACGAGCACGCAAAGCAAATTTGGTGCGTATGCTCCAATGTTTGCCAACACCTGCTACTCCCCTACACCAGAGCTAATCTTAATTCCTGAAGATGCGGATGAAGACTTTGCAGAAGATTTAAGGACAAAGGTTGAGCTTAATAAGACTAAATTTTCTCAAGGGTCGTTTTTCAGATCAGTTATTAACACCGCTGGTACGGAAATAGTAGGTCACGAAGGCTTGGTTGTAGAAGGCGACAAAATTCTGTATCGATTAACAACTTACGTTGAGGATCAAAACAGTCCTGAATTCAAGCCTCACCAGCTTGGCTTCGTTAATTCAGCAACAGTTTCAGCACGGATTAACGCGGATGCACAAATATCAGAAGGAGAGCTTTATCTTGTCGGGGATAAAACTTTAGCTGTCTGCGCCAACATTGAAGGGTCGGCAGGTGCAAACGAACCTTGGGCGCCTTCAAAATACTCAAAGGACATAGCTGGGCAAAACACAAACGGCAAAACTGCCACCTTTACCATTACAGAGCCTGGCTTCGTTCAAACCATTGACCCTGTTGATGGTGGTGCTGTTGGCGCGTCAGAAGCAAATGCGGTTTTAAATCCAAAGGAAACTCCTTTTGCTTATCCTTTGCAGCGTGCCTCTGTTGCCACAGTAAGCAATACACGTCCATGTACCGCAACAGAATTGATTATTAAATCAAATGTGTATAGGCAAATTTCAGGCTTTACCGATGTCACAGCGTGGCCGTCAGAGACTTTAATTCATAAGTACCAAAAAAACAACGGCAGCATTCAGCTTGGTACTTTGAATAAGTACGTGCGCCGCTTGAGCTTTTTCATGCTTGAGGTGCGGCCTGCAGGAACCACAGACTGGATTGATGTTACTGGCACTAAATACTTTTTTGTTGAAGGAAGCACGCCAGTTGATCAATACCATTACATCCGGATTGATACTGGTGCCAAGGGAAATGTTGAGACTGAATTTCGCTTGCGTCCAGTGTCAGGAGTTGGCGCGTTGGCCACAGCGACTGCAGGCGGCGGAATCATGCGAAAACTGCAGTATGGCTTTCAAGCGCCTCCGTATTACGTGGGCGGCTATGTCATTGTTTTCAACGGCAGAGAAGTTGTTCTTAACGAAGAGTATGCAACCAATCCTGAATTTATTCGCGCAAGCAGCAAGGAAACAATAAACGTTGAAGGTGCTCTTGAGAACGTACATTTAGAGCCCAGCCAGGCTGGAGTTTTTCCGCCAACAGAGCCAACAGCTGAATGGCAGGAGCTAGAATCTCGATATAGCCGAGTCCCTGGCAATAACAATTACGTTTCCAAGAAAATCAATGCTACAGACATTAGTGCTAATTATTATGAGTTTGTGTGGGATAATATTGTACGGAATGCAGGAAGATTGCCGCATCATTCTGTCGAGCCGCCCCAGCGCGTTGAAGACCAAATTGTGCCTGGATATGCCTACGACTGGTTTTTGAGGGATCCTGGTAGAGAAAATGAGACTGTAGTTAGATATCCAGAGACATTTGTTTTCAGGAGCATTAGGATATTTAAGTGGGTAGAAGTTCCCGCAGCACCTAATGAAGGCCTAGCTGCTGCCCGCGTGGTTCCAGTTAGAAATGAAAGGGTCGAAAATCCAGACGCGTCAGGCCTTGCTTTTTATGTCAGGCAATATATTCATGTTGACAGCAATGGCGTCACGCAGGTTGGGTACAAGTGGTCTGTTGACCCAAACAATCGAGGAACAGGGTACAACAGCGGTGATTTTGTAATCGTTCAGTGGCAAGCAGAAGAAGGAGGAGAGCTTGTTGATATTCATGGCGTAACCATTACTGGAACAACGTCAATTAGCGTTACAGAGTTTGACCGCGACGCTTTCAACTATTCGCGATTTGACGCAATCCAGGACGTTTCTGCATTTGAAGGGGTTACTTCAAGCAATCAAAATGGACCGGAGCATGAAGTCGTAGCCCTAAATGAAAAGTTAGCCCAGTATCCTCCTCAATACGATGACATGACGATTGGAGGATTGCGCATCAATTCTTCTCGGGAATGGACCAGTTTTAACAGCTTTTCTGCCTATATGCAGAAAGGCATTGTTCTTGAAAATCTCATTGACGGCAGTGCTGCTGCATCCAACCTGCTGCCTGACATCGTGTTCGGGATGATGACCAACACGGACTGGGGCGCAGGCAAGATTCTTGGTCCACAGCAGGTGGACAAAGACTCAATGAAAATTGCGTCTCAATTCTGCAATGCGAATGACTTCACCTGGGACGGAGTTGTTAGTGACCGAATTAACTTTCGTGATTGGGTGTTCCAAAACGCGCAGTATGCGCTGTTGGACGCAACTGTTGTTGGTGGACGTTTTGCTTTAATTCCTGCCGTCCCATATACAACTACTTTTGGTATTGGCAACAGCCTCAAGCCGGACATCAAAGCGCTGTTTACCGACGGCAACATGCGTGACATGAAAGTCCAGTGGCTTGGTCCAAAGGAACGTCAACTGTTCCAGGCTGAAATGCTTTGGCGGGAAGAGACCTTGAACGGCTTTGCTAAGACAAGACAGTTCACAATGCGGCTTGCCGACTCGGAAGGTGGATCGGACAAAGATCCAGTGGAGACCTTCGACATGAGCGGGTTCTGCACTTCACAGCTTCATGCCGCTCGGTATGCGTTCTACGCACTGCGTTTGCGGCAGCAGGTTGATCACTCGATTACGTTCCAAACCACACCACAGGCGGCAATGGGTTTAGTCGCAGGTGATTACTTTAAGGTTGCCAGCAACTCAACCCATACCAGCCGATTCAACAACGGCTCCATCAATGACGAAGGCTATGTAACCAGTGTCGAGGATTTAGCCAATGGCAGCCATTCGGTGTATTTCTGGAACGTCGGCACGCAGGCAGTGAGGGAAGGCACAATTAACGTTGTCAGCGGCAGAGTCGCTGATTCAACCTTCTTCAACACGGTCTTTACTGTTGTCACGACAAGTGAGCAGCAGCGTGTCTACAAGCTGGAAGCGCTAACCTACGGAGAGGAGGGACTGATCGAAATCACGGGATCTCACATGCCATTGACTAACATTGGTTCATTGAAGATCTTGGACTGGAATCCTGCTGATTTTGTAGGCCTAGGAATTATTCTCGATTGATATGGCAGCCGTAGCATTCCCAAGCCTGAAGCCATCTAGCCGGAGTTACAGTCCGGGTGAATATCCGCAGACTGAGTTTCAGGCGCAAAACGGCGCAAAAACCATTGTGCGTTATGGCAACCGCAGGTTTGATTCAAAGCTCACATTGAGCTTTACGAATATCCCGGACGCAGATGCTGCAAGCATTCTCGCTAATTACGAGGCGGTGAACGCCGACTGGAATTACGTCAGTTTTACTCAAAGCGATGGAGCTGCTGGTGCAGCAACTTCTCTTGCCGAGTATTTGCGTGAATCTGGTGCGTCTGGCTTGAAGTGGCGCTACGACGGCCCACCGCAGGTAAATTCTGTGTATCCAGGCTTGAGCACAGTAAGTTGCTCGTTTGTCGGCGTCCTAGACGCCAGTTAAACTCAGACAAGGTCGAGGTGCATCATGCCGTTCTACGCAGGCCAGCAAGGCAAGCTCTATATCGACGGCAGCACCACGCCTGCAGCAAAGGTGGTGAATTGGTCTTTCCAGTCATCGCAAAACATTTTAGACACCACTTCTCTTGCAGACACAGACCGTACAGCGGTCTACGGCGTGCGCAGTTTAAGTGGTGCGTGCAGGCTGTATTACTACAGAGACACGACTGGCGCTTCAGTAACCAATGATTGCGCAACTTTGTTGTCGAAGGTGCTGAAGGTTTCTGAAGGGACAGCGGTTGGCGATGGAGAGAATGCGGCCTCAGATTCCGTAAAGCTGCGGTTGTTTGTTGATGATGGAACGCAACTAGGAAAATTTATTGATATTCCTGCCTTGATCTCTGGCGTGTCGATGACGATGAGCGTTGGAGAGGTGTTAGCTGCGGATATTACGTTTGAATCAAACGGAGCGCCGCTAAACGGCACCAACATCGAGCAGGTAAGTTAATGGGCGTTTACTTAGGGACAGTCGGTCAAGTTCAAATTCGTCGTGAAGCTGGTGAACAGCTTTTGGTCACACGGCTAGACCCGAACGATGTAAACGTAACCCGCAAGCGGTTCAGCGTTGATTTCGCTCTAAGCTCGCTGATTACAGGCGATCACGTTGCAATTGCAACGCTTGATGGATCACCACTTAAGTTGGTTTCCGGCCATCAAGACACCTCAAACAATTACTACCCGGATTGGAGCGGGTACGTTCATGTCGATGATGTTGGCGGCCTTCGGCTATACAACACATTCGCACATGCTTTGACTGGAGGGAGCACGAATGCCCTTACTCTTGTTCAGCCAGACTCCGCTGTTGATGTCAGTTTTAAAACTGATGATTCAAAATTTAATCTTTTAGGGCAGGTAAGCAATTTTGAGCTGACAACCAGCCGTGATCAAGTAAACACCGATGTACTTGGAACGGAGTTTCACAGCTACTTTGAAGCCGGTTTGATCAGTGGCCAGGGCACGCTGTCTTGCTTTTGGGAACACAAGAGAACAAGCGTTCAATCCGACAGCGCAGCCGACAGCGAGTTTTCTTCGTATTTGGCGCGGTTGCTGTTGCGGTTGAAACAGGGCGCTGCGTTTGAGGGTCGTTTTTACCTTTATTCAGGCGTTAATGGCGGTGAGCCTATTTACTATGAATCTGAATGCTTAGTGACAAGCTTCGCAGTAACGGTTCGAGTAGATCAAGTTATTGACACCAGGATCGAGTTTGTAGCAACTGGGCCGATTTCGCTTAGACAAGGCTTTACGCCTGACGCTTTGCTTCAGGAGGATGGCAATAAGATCTTGCAAGAGGACGGTAACACTATCTTGTTGAGCGATCCAGAGTAGACTGGGTTCGTCTGCGTCAACCGCTAGGGACAAGAGCCATGCCCGATCTAGAGATCAGCAACCTACCCGCGTTAGCTGGTACGGGTCTTGACAGCAGCGATTCCCTTGCGGTTGTTGACATATCTGCGTCTGAGACAAAGAAGATCACCGCGAAGGATCTTGTTCAGTCGGGTGTTGCTCTTGTCGATGACGCCAGCATTCCTGCGGCAAAGCTTGCTGCAAATAGCATTGGAGCGGGTCAACTTGCGGCTGACAGCGTTGGCAGTAGCGAGCTTGCGGATAACGCGGTTGACACAGCAGCAATCCAGGCCAGTGCTGTTACGGATGCAAAAGTTGCTTCTGGAATTAGCGGCACCAAGCTTACTGATGCAACAGTTGCAGCAGCCAAGCTTGGCACGGTAACTGATCGTGGCCTTGATCAAACTGGCGGCAATATTGGACATACAAACACAGTCGCCGCCGGAACTGCTGCTGGTATTACTTTTGACGGTCAAGGGCACATTACGTCAACAGCTGCAATCCCTGCAGCGGACTTGCCTTTGGCTACTACAACAACAGTTGGCGGCGTTAGCGTTCCGACTGATGGTGGCCTAGAAGTTAGTGCTACTGGCGAGCTGCGTCATGAAAACGATGTAACTGCTGCTGTTGTCGCGAACATTAGCTTTGACGCGCACGGTCATATTCTTTCTGTGACCGCAATCCAGCCAGCAAACCTACCTGTTGCTCAAACTGGAACAGTAGGTGCCGTTCAAGTTCCTTCAGCGGGTGGTCTTACTGTCGATGCAACTGGCGCAGTAAGCCTTAGTGCAAGCGGCGCAACTGCTGGAACTTACTCCAAAGTAACGATTGACAGCTTTGGTCGCGTTACTACGGGAACAACATTAGCCGACACAGATGTTCCAAATTTAAACGCCAGCAAAATCACTACCGGCACTTTTGCCACTGCGCGTATTGCTGATGATGCAATCACAGCAGCAAAATTAGGCGATAAATCCACGGCAACAATTGCAGAAACTACACCTGCAAACGGTGCATTTATTGGTCAACAGCATTTTAACTCGATCAATGGCGATTTTCTGCTTTGGGATGGAAACGTCTGGCAGCCAATCGGCATCAGCGTTGGTGAGATTATTCTTGCTGGGACGTATGACGCCAGTACAAACTTAATGGCGACAGTTACGTCAGAGGGTACTTCTCTCGGCTTTACTGTTGGATCTGCGCTTCCTGCCGCTTCAAGCAGCAACAAAGGCTATTACGTTGTTGTTAGTGAGTCGGGTACTGGTACGGCACCCGCACCAACAGTTGCGCTAAACCCGCCTGATTTTCTTCTTTCAACAGGCACGGCATACACAGAAATTGACGTTTCTAGTACCGTCACGGCTCAGATTGCTTCAAACGTTTCGTTTTCGGCTTCCGGGAACATTTCGGCAACTAATGTCCAAGCGGCGATTGAAGAGCTAGATACTGAGAAGGTTGCCGCAGCTAGTCCAACCTTTACTGGGACAGTGGCTTTAGACACTTCTGCGGTTTTGACCTTTGAGGGCTCTACGGCCAACGATTTTGAAACAACTTTGACAGTCGTTGACCCTACGG